AGATGAGTAAAATACCTAATTATTATATAGGCTCAGTATATGGCTATGAGGCTAGGAAGGTAGTAGAAGATTATAACCTCTCTTATAATAGTGGAGTAGCAGTAAGCTATTTGCTCAGAGCTGGAGTTAAAAGTAGTAATAGCCTAAGCCAAATAGATAAGGAGATAGATGATATTAAGAAGGCTATTAACCATCTTAATTTTGAGATAGATAAATTAAATAATATAAAGGATAAGCCTAATGATAAACTAGCTAAGGCTGCTTTAGATTATAGAGGTAAGATATAGTATTAAATATTAGTTAGTTAATTATATTTATTAGTAGATAAAGATTATACTAACTATACAACTATAAAAAAGATGAGAGATAAGGATAAATTTTTAACGCTGCTAGCTAAAAATGCTGGTAATGTATCTAGCACTTGTAGAGCCTTTAAAATGACTAGGAGGACTTTTTATAACTGGCTAGAAGATGAGAGCTTTAAAGTTATTGTAGATGATATACAAGAGAGCTTAATAGATAATGCTGAGAGTAAGCTACAGAAGTTAATTAATGAGGATAGCCCAGTAGCTATATTATTCTACTTAAAGACTAGAGCAAAGAGTAGAGGATATATAGAGAGGAGTGAAACTGATATAACTTCTAAAGGAGAGAAGATTAATATTAATATTGATTTATCTGAGTGATAGATATAAGCCCAGATTTAACCTCTAAACAAAAGCAAGCTTTAAAGTATATGTTTGATGATACTACTACAGAGCTACTATATGGAGGTGCTGCTGGAGGAGGTAAGAGTTTTTTACTGGTAGCTTATGCTATTATTACCAGCTTAAAATATCCAGGAGTAAGAGGCTTAATAGGTAGGAGTAAATTAGATGCTCTTAAAAAGACTACACTAAATACATTCTTTGATGTTTGTAGCCAATGGAATATTAAGGCTGGAGAGCACTACACTTATAATGCTCAGAGTAATATAATAAAGTTTTATAATGATAGTGAGATACTATTAAAGGATTTATTTTTATATCCTTCAGATGCTAACTTTGATAGCTTAGGAAGTTTAGAGCTAACTTATGCCTGTATAGATGAGGCTAATCAGATAACTGAAAAGGCTAAGAATATACTAAGCTCCAGGCTTAGATATAAGCTAGATGAGTATAATCTAATACCTAAGTTATATATGAGCTGTAATCCAGCTAAAGGCTGGGTATATAATATTTATAAAGAGAGTAGAGAGAATACACTACCTCAGCATAAGAAATTTATCCAGGCTCTAGTATCAGATAATAAGCATATCAGTAAGCACTATACAGCTCAATTAAATAAGCTAGATGAGATAAGTAAGGCTAGGCTACTTAGAGGAGATTGGGAGTATGATGATAGTAAAGATGCTTTAATAGAGTATGATGCTATTATAAATATGTTTAGTAATGTAGTGCCTACTGGTGCTAAGTATATTACTGCTGATATAGCTAGATTTGGTAAGGATAAAACTGTAATATATTTATGGAATGGGCTGCAAGTAGCTGATGTAGTAGTATTAGATATGAGTAGTATGATAGATGTAGCTAATAAGATTAAAGAGATACAGCAGAGAGAAGGAGTTAAGCTTAGTAATATTATAGTAGATGAGGACGGAGTAGGAGGAGGTGCTAAAGATATACTCAGATGTAAAGGTTTTGTAAATAATAGTAAAGCTATTAGAGGAGAGAATTATGCTAACCTTAAAACTCAATGCTATTATAAGTTAGCTGATTTAATTAATAGAGGACAAATAGGATTTAGCACTAATGATATTAAGTTAAAGGAGTTATTAATACAGGAGCTAGAACAAGTAAGGAGAGTTAATATGGATAAAGATACTAAGCTAGCTATAATGAGTAAGGATAAGATAAAAGACTTAATAGGTAGGAGCCCAGATTACTCAGATGCTTTAATGATGAGGTGCTATTATGAGTTAGGATTAAGTAGAGGTAAGTACTCAGTAAGGTAAAAAGAAAAGAGCCAGAATAACTCCAGCTCTAATCTTAACAAACAACTAACTAACTAATCTATATTATGAGCAGCAAAGATAATAATAAATTTGTATTACACTAATTATATTTATAATAAATGAGAGTACTAAAGTTAAATATTGATGGAGTAGGAGTTAAGTATGAGCTACCTACTAGATGGAGTGAGGTAAGCTTAGAGCAGTATAGTAAGCTTATGCTAGTTTTAGAGAATGATGATAATAGTGAGATAGAGGCTGTTATAAAGACTTTAGAGGCTTTAGCTGGTATAGATGTTAGTACACTTAGTAAAGTACCTTTAAAGCAACTTAAAGTAGCTTACAATGAATTATCTCTATTGACTTCTACTATGCCTAATAATAAAATAAAAAGGATTATAGATGTAGAAGGTTTAGAGTTTGGATTTATACCAGATTTTGATGAGCTGAGTTTAGGAGAATTTGTAGATTTAGATAACTACTTACAAGATGCCTGGAATAACTTAGATAAAATAATGGCAGTACTCTACAGAGGAGTTATAAAGAGAGAAGGAGATAAGTACCAGATAGAGCCTTATACTTTAGATGAGATTAAAAATAGAAGAGAGCTATTTAAAAGAGGATTAAGTATAGATACTATTTATGGAGCTCTGGTTTTTTTTTGCGATATAGGGAGCAAACTTATAAAGACTATGCTATTATCTTTGGAGAAGGAGAACAAGGAGTTGAAGGAGAGGAGGGGCAGCAAACTACAGGAGATACTTTAGGAAGTAAATATGGCTGGTATATATTGATACATAAGATAGCAGCTGGAGATATGATTAAAATGAATGAGGTAGTAAAAGAGAAATTAACTACTTGCCTAAACTGGCTAAGCTATACTAAAGAGGTAGAGCTGGAGGAGGAGAGAAATAGAAAAACAATATAAATATGAATAAGACTTATAATAATGTAATTGATACCTTAAAATGTATTAGTTTATCTCATGGATTAGTACACTCAGTAAGCTCTGGGGATATAGATAATATAGATACTTCTGGTGCTGTTAAATATCCTTTAGTACATATAGTGCCTACTTCAGTTAATGCTGATGCTGGAGCTTTAACTTTTAATTTTAATATACTGGCTATGGATTTAGTAGAGCCAGATGAGAGTAATGAGCAAGATGTGTTATCTGATACTCTAATTATATTAACAGAGATAATATCTGAGTTTAAAAATGGAGGTAAGTTTGGAGGAGATTATGATTATCTACAAGAGAATAAAGCTTTAAGCTTAGAGCCTTTTACTGAGAGGTTTGATAATGTAGTATCTGGCTGGAATTGTAATAACTTTAATATAACTATACCTTACACTTATAATGCCTGCAATAGCTTTAATTATTCTTATGATGAGATTACTAGGCAGTTTAGAGATGATGGTAATATTAGCTGCTTAGATGGATAAAAAAAGAGCATAGTAAAAGAGCATAGCTGAGAAGTCTGTAAGCTATTAATAATGAGTAAGATAGTAAGGTAGTAAAAATAAAAAGAGCATAGCAAAGAGCATATAACAAGAATGATATATATTAATACAGATTTTTTTAATTAATTATGGCTACTAAATTTAGTACTAAAGAAACAGAATTAGAGTTTAAAAAGTTTGCTGATAAGGTAATACATAGGGCTAAGTTTTGGCTAAAGAGAAAAAAGAAAAATACTAAGGAGAGTACTTTAAGTAATAGCTTAGATTATGATTTAAAAGTATATCCTTCTGGTGCTTTAGAATTAGGATTTAAAGCTGCTGATTATTTTAAGTATGTAGAGGAAGGTAGGAAACCTGGTAAGATGCCTCCTCCTAGTGCTATAGCTAAATGGATTAAGATAAAGCCTATTAAAATTAGAGATACTAAAACTGGTAAATTTAAAAGTAAAACTGATATTAATATAAACTCTGCTGCCTTTGCAATAGCTAAGCATATAGGAGCTTTTGGAGTAGAGCCTACTTGGTTTTTTAGAGATGCTTTTAAGATGCACTATAAGAGAATTAATAAAGATATACTAGCAGCTTATGCTAAAGATGTAGTAAAATTTATGAAGATAACTTTAAAAGATAATATAAAATAATGGCAATAACAGTAGAGCAAGATGTAGCATATAAAGAGATGCCAGCAGGTACTGACTGGGTATTTACTATCAGTAGTACTAACTATGCTGGTAATTATAAATTTAAGTATATAGCTGATTTATGGATAGATGTAGGTAATCCAGGTGCTTTAAGTATTAGGCTTAAATTCTCTCCTAATAGTACTGGTAATGGTATAATAGATATTAGTAAAATACTAGAGCAGTATGTAAGCTCTGACAATTTAGGGTGTAGAGCAGGAGGTACTGCTAGCTCTTTTAAAGGTACAGACTTTGCTGGTGGTACTGAGCATCCTATACAATTAATAGATAAATTAAGTTTATCTACTAATAATGTTAAAAGGCTAACTATTAGATGGGGAGAGGAATATAGCCCAAATGATACAGACGCTCCTACTGAATATCCTAATGTATATACTAGCTCTAATTATCTATTTTGGAATGCAGTAGCTTATAATAATGAGCAGAGCTTAGTATCTGGCGAGTATGGAATTAATCTAAAGGATTGGAATAATAATAATTATATTAATAATGGAGATTTAACTAATGTTTTAACTGATGCCTCAGCTGATAAGCAATATATAGGAGATTATGAGTATGCTACTTTATCTGTTTTAAATGGGTACTTCCCTTCTTTGAGTGATGGTAGTGATTTTTATAAACTTAAGATATTTTTTTATGAGGAAGATGGTAGCTATATTAGTAATGAGCAGTTTACAAATGCTGATACTAATGGAGGATATTATGGTGCTGGAGATAGTGCCTTAACAGATGGCTCTAAGCATCTATTAACTATAGGAGTGGGTACTGCTAACATGAGGGGAGCTGGTATAACTATCCCTGCAAATTGGGGATATTATATAATAAAATTATTAGATAGTAGCTCTGATGATTGTATTAAACATTATAGATATGATAAAAGGAATACAGATTGTAAAGGCTTTGAAAAAATAAGATTAACCTGGCTAAATAAATATGGAGTATGGGATTATTATACTTTTACTAAAAAGAATACTAGAAGTACTAATATTACTAGAGCTGAGTATAGTAAAATTAAAGGTAATTGGAATGGAGCTACTTTTAGTAAATATGGATTTAATAGAGGTAGAGGAGTATTATCTACTTCTGCTACTGAAACTATGAGCCTTAATTCTGACTGGTTTGCTAATGATGAGGAGGCAGCCTGGATAGAGCAGTTATTTATTTCCCCAGAGGTTTATATATTAAATGATTATGATTTTAGTGATTACGGGGTTACTGGTGCTGAGTATGGTAAGTATTTAACTCCAGTAATAATAACCTCTAAAAATTATGATAGATATAGTAGAGCTAATGATAAGGTAGCTCAGTATGAGATAGAGTTAGAGTATAGTATTAATAAAAGAGTACAGAGAGCCTAATGAATTTACAGCTAATAGCATATCCTCAGGGCACTACAGAGCCTTTATCTTATCCTACTGGAGAGGTAATACTAGATTTATATAAAGATGAGCCTATACCTTTAGTATTAAATGTAGATGATTTTACTAATATAGCTGAGAAGGCTACTAGCCATTCTAAGAGCTTTGATATACCAGGTACTAAAACTAACAATTTATTTTTTAATCATATTTACGAAATTACTTCTGATAGTAATTTTAACCCTCACTTAAAAACTAAAATAATAGTTAAGGAGGATAGTATAGATATATTCTCTGGCTATTTACAGCTTAATGAGATAGTAAATAAAGGAGATGAGATTAGCTACGAAATAACTTTATTTTCAGAGGCTACTAATTTAAAAGATACTTTAAGTGAGAAGATATTTAGAGATTTAGATTTATCTGAGCTTAATCATACTTACGATAAAAATAATATTAAAAATAGCTGGACTGGTATATTAGATTTAGATAGTGCTTTACCTTCTGATAGTTTTGCTGGCTCTGGTACTACTACAGATGTATTAAAATATCCTTTAGTAAAGTTTGGAGGAATTGGATATGCAGCTGATACTATGTTTTATATGGATAGAGCTCTGAATTTTAAGCCTTTTTTAAATGCTTTATATTTAACTGAGAATATTTTTAGAGATGCTGGGTATTCTTTTAACTCTACTTTTTTAAATAGTGTAGATTTTAATAAGTTATATGTAGATTTTAATAGTGGCTCTGTTGCTGGATATGTTTATGTTACAGGTAAAGATGAGGCTGGGGGTACTTATAACACTACCTTAAGTAATATTGATTTTACTTCAGCTCTACCTGCTACTCCTCCTTTATCTGATTATTATGATTTGTCTACTGATGTATTTACTGCTATAAATAATGGATATGTAGAATGTGCTATAAATTTAGAGATGATATCTGGGGGTAATATGAGGTTAGAACTGCACTGTAGTAATACTTCTAATAGCTCGTTTAATGGAGTATTTCCTTATACTCTGGTTAATGGTGCTGTTTATGATTATAGTAATACTTTTTTATTAAAAGTAGATATTGGAGATACTGTAGAATGGAAGTTAAAAGCTAACTCTGGTACTTGTCAGATAGATAGTACTGGGAATAATTATGTATCTTTTGGTATAGCTCCAGCTCTTAGTATTAATATTAATGATATTCTTTTAACATATAAAGGAGATATTAATCAATGGGACTTTTTTAAAGGTATTGTAGATATGTTTAATTTAGTTATTTTACAAGATGATAATAACCCTACTATCCTAACTATTACTCCTTATAATGACTGGGTAGATACTGGTAATTTACTAGACTGGACTAGTAAAGTAGATGATACTGAGATTAAATATATACCTATTGATGGCTTAGCCAGAGAGATAAGCTTTAAATTATCTGAGGATAGTGATGACTGGATAACCTCTAATCATAGTAATCCTAGTGATTGGAGATATGGATATAATTTTAACTCTAATATAGAGATAGCAGATAAAGATAAAGAGGAGATAGAAGTAGGAGTATTTTCTGATACTTATGTAAAATATATTAATGATGTTGCTATATTACCTCAAATAGTTAATGAGCCTGTAGATGAGGCTTGGGAAAATAATCTAAGGATATTATATGATAATGGAGTTAGAGTTTTACCTTCTGGTTTTTATAATGAGAGTGCTGGCTATACAGACCAATTTGATTGGGAAACAGAATACCTATTATTTTCTGCTGTTAATCAATTCCCTATTACAAGCACAGCTAAAAGCTATAGATTTAACTCTATGCAAGAGCAGTATAGCTCTATACCTGTTTTAAATACCCTGTATAATGTTTACTGGAGTAAGTATATAGATGAGCTCTATCATAAAGATACTAGGATAGTAGAGTTAAAAGTAAGATTAACAGCTATAGATTTATCAGAATTTAGATTTAATGATATTATTTTAATTAAAAATAGAAAATATAGAGTTAAAAAGATAGATTATAAAGCTGGAGCTATGAGTAAAGTAGAGTTAATAACTATAAAGGATTTATAAATGGAGTTTAAAATAGGATATAATATAAAGCCCAGAGAGATAACTAGCTTAGGATTAGTTATTTTTGAGGAGTATAATGAGAGAGGGGAGCTATCAGAGGCTACTCCTACAGCTGAGGAATGTAAAGCTTATAACTTTAAATGGAACGGTAGTAAATGCTTATTAATACAAACTGATACCTCTTTTTTATCAGAAGTAGAAGATAATAATTATACAAATAGTAGTAATAGAGCTATATTACATTCTCAAAATAATACAATAACTGGAGTAAATAATTTGCTAGAAGGTTTTAATTATAATAATTTAATAGTAGGAGATACTAATAGGATAAGCCCTAATATATCTAATACTATTTTATCTGGTACTAGAGGAATAGCTGATTATAATAACTCTAAAGTATTGGGCTCTGATGATAGTAGGCAGACTATAGAGGTTATAGCTGCTGCTGATACTACTGATGATACAGCTGCTATATCTTATCTAAATAATGATGGTGCTACTATGATTAAAGTACCAGAGAATACTATACTATCTTTTAATGCTGATGCTCTAGCTGTAAGAGTAGGAGGTACTGGCTCTGGGGATAGAGGAGATTTTAGAAAATGGGTAGAGGAGGGAGTAGTAGTAAATATAGGAGGTACTCTTACTATAGCTAGGACTAAGGTATTAAAAGTATCTAATGGTACTACCTCTAGCTGGAATGTAGAGGCTAAAACTGCTGGAGAGTATTTATATTTAGAGGTAGAAGGTAGTGAAGATACTGATTTAAAATGGATAGTAAAATGGAATATAAAAGAGATAAAAACTGGAGTAGATTTAACAATATCAGAGAGAAGATAATTATTAATGCTAATTATATTAAGCTAGTAATTAATAATATTGATAAAGCAGAGTTAAAGAGTTATAAATTAAAAGATAAAAGACAATGGCTGAGAAGGTTGTTTTAGAGGTAGTAGCAGATACTAAAAATGCTAGTAAAGGTATGAATGATTTAACTGATGATACTAAAAAAGTATCAGCAGAAACTGAAAACGCATCTGCTAATTTTCAAGTAATGGGCATGAGTATAGGAGGCTTAAAGTCTGCCTTTGCTAAAATTATTCCTACTATAAAGGGTATGTTCGGCAGTATTAAAGCTGGTATAATAAGTACAGGAGTAGGAGCTTTGGTTGTCGCTTTTGCTGCTCTTATGCAGTATTTTTCATCTACTGAAGAGGGAGCTTCTAAGCTAAAGCAGATACTAGCTGTATTCGGTGTAGTAGTAGGTAATATACAAGATAAGCTGGCTAGATTTGGAGAGGTAATGGTAGGAGCTTTTAGTAATCCTAAGCAAGCTGTAGCAGATTTATGGGAGGCTATAAAGACTAACCTAATGAACAGAGTAGAGGGTATTATAGATAGTTTTAAATATTTAGGTAAAACTATAAGCTCTGCTCTGAGTTTTGATTGGGAGGGTGTGAAAGAAAATGCTGCTGGATTTGGAGAGAGTATGGTACAAGTAGCTACAGGAGTAGATGATTTATTTGGTAAAGCTGTAGATAGTGTTAAAGAGTTTGCTAAAGAAACTAAAAGAGAGATAGGAGAGGCAGTACAACTAGAGAAGGATTTACTAGCTTTACAGCAAGAGGAGAGAAGGAATTTAGTAGAGAAGGCTAAAGTACAGGAGAAGGTAGCAGAGCTTAGAGCTAATGCTAAGGATATGGAGAATTTTACTAATCAGCAAAGGCTAGATTTTACTAAGGAGGCTATAGCTTTAACTGAGAAACAATTAGATGCAGATTTAAAGATAGCAGAAGAGAAGTTAAGGCAGCAACAATTAGCTAATACTTTTAGTGATAGTAATCAGGAGGATTTAGAGGCAGAGGCTCAGTTAGAGGCAGATTTACATAATCTAAGGAAGGCTAATTTTCAAATGAAAAAAGGCTTTGCTGGAGAGCTTAAAGGTATTAATTCTCAGCTAGCAGCTGAGCGTAAAGCAGCTCAAGCTATAATTGATGCTGAAGATGCAGCTAAGGCTTTAGCTACTAAAACCTCAGCAGATAAATTATTAGAATATCAGAGAGCTAATAGTGTATTAATGATAGAAGATGCAGTAAAGAGAGCAGCTGCTCAGTTAGAGATAGATAGGAAGAAGGAGATAGAGGCTTTGGCTGGTATGGAGAATATAGAGGCTCTTAAAGCAGAGGTTAATAAAAAGTATAACCTAAAAAAGCAGGCACAGGATAAAGCTACATCTGATGCTCAAAGAAAATTAGGAGTAGGAGATTTAGGAGCTGCTGCTGGTTTAATGGGAGGCTTAGCTGATTTAGAAACAGAAGGCACAGAAAAATGGAAAACTATGAAATCAGCAGAGGCTAGAATTAACTCTTTTGTATCTGCTCAAGCTGCTTTTAGCTCTATGGCTGGAATACCTATTGTAGGTCCAGCTATGGGTATTATAGCTGCTGGTTTAGCTTTAAGACAAGGACAAATGCAGATTGATGCTATTAATGCTACAGAGATACCTAAAATGGCTAGAGGAGGAGTAGTGGGAGGATATGGCTCTGGTACTTCTGATAGTGTAAATGCTAGATTATCTAAAGGAGAGGTAGTAATTAATGCTAAAAGTGCTAAAATGTTTAGAGGTGCTTTATCTGGTATGAATGTAGCAGGAGGAGGAGTAGCCTTTGCAAGAGGAGGAGCTACATCTCCTTCTGAGGGAGCTGGATTTAATGGCTTTAGTAATGAGCCTATTAAAAGCTATGTTTTAACTGATGAGATGACTTCAAGCCAGGATAGGCTTAGTAAAATTAGAAGGAGAAGTAGTATATAATTAACTTAAATATATTTAATATAAAAGATTATGGATATAGTAGAATTAATAATTGATGAGGATAATAAAGAATTAGCTATTGATGCAGTTAGCCTAGTAGAGTTCCCAGCTATAGAGAGTAACTGGATTTTTATGAGTAAGGATAAAAATAAATTATCTTTAGCTAAACTAGATGAGCATAAAAGACTAATAATAGGAGCTGCTTTAATACCTAATAAATTGATTTATAGGAGAGATGCAGAGGGTAAAGAGTATCAAGTTTACTTCTCTGAGAGCACTATTAAGGAGGCTAGTGAGCTTTATTTAAAGAGTAATAATCAGAGTGCTACAACTTATGAGCATAAAGAAGGAGTAGAGGATATTACTGCTGTAGAGAGCTGGATAGTAGTAGATGAGAAGATGGATAAGAGTAATTTATACGGATTAAATCTACCTAAAGGCAGCTGGGTATTATCTATGAAGGTAGATAATGATAAAGTATGGAATGATATACTAGCTAAAAAGGTAAAAGGCTTTAGTATAGAAGGGTATTTTTTAGATAAGATGGCTACTCTAAGTAAGCCAGTAGATACTGATACTGAGATACTAGCTGCTTTATCTGATATTTTAAAGTTATCCTATGTAAACTATCCTAAAGGAGCTAGCCAGAGCTCAGAGAGGGCTTTAATAGATAATCAAAATAATGGTAATAAAGCTACTGCTACTTCTGTAGAGATTGGCAGGATATTAGCTACTAAAGAGCCTATAAGCTTAAATAGAATAAGGAAGATTTATAACTATTTAAAGAGTACTAAAAAGAGTAGTAATTCTATTCCTTTTAGATTATATGGAGGAGAGGTAATGCTTAGATGGTGTAGTAAAATGATAGAAAATACAATAAAGTAATAACTAATATATTTATTAATAAAGATTAAAAATGGATTTAAAAAACAGAATTAGAGTAGCTTTAGGTTTAGATACTGAAGTAAAGTTAGGTATGCAAGATAAACTTGTAGATGGTACTATTATAGTATCTGAGGCAGACTTGCTAGAAGTTGGTATAGATGTATCTGTACTAGCAGAAGATGGTACAACAATTTTATTAGCTCCAGGAGAGTATGAGTTAGAGAGTGGTGTAAAATTTGTAGTAGCTGAGGAGGGTATTGTATCAGAAGTATTAGCAGTAGAAGAGGAAGTAGTACCAGAAGGAGAAGTAGTAGAGGCAGAGGCTACTCCTAATGCAGATGAGGCAGAGGCTGATTTTATGGTAAGATGTATAGCAGAAGGAGGTACAGAAGAAACTTGTGCTTTAGCTTGGGCTGATGCAGCTCCAGCTGAGGAGGTAGTAGAAGAGGCTTTATCTACTCCTAAAAGGATTAGAGAAACTACTGAGTATTCTTTTTCTAATGAGGAGCTTATAGGTACTTTAGCATCTGTAGTATCTGAGTTATTAGAAGAGGCTAAAACAGAGATAGAAAAAATTAAAGTAGAGTTAGCTGCTCTTAATGCAGCTCCAGCTACTGATGATGTTAATCTAAATAAATTCTCTAATATTGGATTTAAAGAATTAACTAAAAGAGAGTTAGGTAAATTATCTCCTAAAGAGAGAGTAAGATATAACTTAGAAAATTTAAAAAAATAATAATTAATAATTAAAAATTAAAAAAAATGGGTAATCCAATTACAACTAATAGTTTATACGCTGGAGAGGCTGGAGGCTACTTAGGAGCTGCTGTAAAAAGTGGTAAAACAATTTCAGAAGGTAATATCTCTGTATTAGAAGGAATTAAGTATAAGAAAAATCTAACTATCGTAACTTCATCTGGCTTAATTGCTGATGCTAATTGTGATTTTGATGCTAACGAGATGACTTTTACTGATAGAGTATTAGAAGTAACTGATAAAAAATTAAATTTAGAGCTTTGTGCTAATGATTTAGAGAAGGACTGGCAAGCTGCTGATATGACTGCTGGTGCAAATAACTCTAATATTGCTGGAGATTTTAATGCTTTCATTATGGAGTATTTAGGAGGGCAAATCGGACAAAATATTGAGGATAATATTTGGGCTGATATGGTAACAAACTTAACAGCTGATGCTACTGTAGTAGATGTTACTGGTACTACTTTAGATGCTTCTAATATTATAGCTCAGATGGGTGCTGTAAGAGATGCTGTACCTTCTGCTGTATTCGGTAAAGAAGATTTAAAATACTACTTAGGTACTGATGCTATAAGATTTTATATAGCTGCTATGTCTGCTTTATCTGGTGCTATGGCTGGAGCTTATCATGCTGGAGATGTTGCTTTAACTTTTGAAGGTGTTGAGGTAGTACACGCTCCAGGATTAGCTGCTGATACTATGGTAGCTGCTAGAGTATCTAATGTTTATGTAGGTACTGACTTAGTTTCAGATGCTGTAAGCCTTAAAACTATTGATATGAGAGAAACTACAGGAGCAAATTCTATTAGAATTGCTGGTAATTTCTCTATTGGTGTTCAGCATGGAGTAGGAGGAGATATTGTACTTTACTCATAATTAACAAATTTATAAGGGAGTGTAAAAGCTCCCTTTAATTAAAAAAAATAATACAGATATGGCTTGCGATTTAACAACTGGGAGAACCCTCGACTGCAAAGATGCAATTGGTGGAATTAGAGCAGTAGCCTTTTTAGAGGTAGCTGATTATACTCCTACATATACTGGCAATATTTTAACTCAAGTAGCTGCTGCTACAGCTTATAAATATGATTTACCTAAAGGTACTGGCTCACTTAGTGAGGCTTTTCAAGTTTCGCCAGATAATGGTACTCTCTTTTTTGAGGATACCTTAGCTATTAAACTTCATAAATTAAGTGCAGCAGATAGAGATGAGATTAAATTATTAGCTCAGAACAGATTAGTATGTTTTATACTAGATAATAATAATAATCAATGGGTAATTGGTGAGGTAAATGGAGCTGATTTAACAGCAGGTACTGCTAATACTGGTGTAGCTCTAGGAGATGCTTACGGATATGAGCTTACTTTCACTTCCCAGGAGGCTGAGCCTATGAGGAACGCTGGTACTTTTACTACTGATTTCTTTGATAATATTACTAATCTTACTGTTTCTTAAGTAAATTAAGAGATTTTTAATACTTTAAGAGGGTATAACTTAGGTTATATCCTCTTTTTTTTACTATTTACTAGAGTTTTATACTTATTATAAAGGATTAATTATGACTAAATATAAGCTAAAAGCAAAATATAAAGGCTGTACAATTAAGCCAGGTGCTAAGGAGATAGTATTAGAGTATTTATCAGATGCTCAAGTAGAGCTTTTAATTAAAGCTGGATATACTGACTACTTTACAGAAGTTAAAAAAGCTAAAAAAACTAAGGAGGATTAATGCTATTACTAGAGCAAGATACTACTAATATTATATATTTTAGCCTAAAAGATAAGGCTACTACTGGTACTAAATATCTAGTAGTCTTTATTAATGACATGACTAAAGTAGAATATTCTGTATTATTAACTACTCCTGAAGATGTAGGAGGTAATTTATCTATAGCTTTTATAAAAGATATGCAGAGTAGTACGCCAGATAACCTCTCTGGTGAGATAACTTTTAAAAATACTGGATATTATGCTTATGAGATTTATGAGCAGAGTAATGGTACTAATTTATCTCCTACTGATGCAGCTGTAATAGGAATGATAGAGAGAGGTAAAGCTTATGTTAAAGGTACTGATGAGATAGAATATACTGAGCATATTGATACAACAAATACAACAAATTATTTATATATAAATGATGGTACAAGTGTAGTATGGCAGCCTACAGATGAGAGTAGTATAGTAGCCTGGTATAAAAAAGATACTGGTATTACTCATAGTGCTGGAGCCGTTTCTGAGTGGGCTGATAGTGCTAATAGCTATGATATGGCGCAAGATACAAGCTCTGAGCAGCCTACCTATGCTAGTAATACTATTACTTTTGATGGAGATGATAACCTACAAACTACTAGCCAGATAACTCTTACTGGAGAGTTTACTATAGGATTAAAAATGCGTTTTGCAACTACTAATGGTACTTTTTTAGGAGATAATACTACTACTAATGAGTTATTTAAAATACAAGCAAATAATTTAATTAGAGTAAAAAATGATAATGGGCTTAGGAGTTTATACTTATCTGGCTCTGATATTTTTGGAGATGATTATATAGTTATATATAGAGATAGCTCTAATATTATCCATCTTTATAGGAACGGTAGTTATATTACTAGTGATATTGCTTTATCTGGTAATATACTTATAGATGCTATAGGTGCTAGAGCTGTAGATACTAATAATTTTACTGGAGATATTACTGAGATACAAATATACAGCTCTACTAGTACTGGTTTAATAAATAATATAAATAGTAGGTTATCAACTTTATAAAATGGCTAAAAAGAAAATAAAAAAAGATAAAAAATATAGCTCTAAGCTATCAGCTGTATATCTAAAACAAGATAGTACTCCTAAAGCCTATGAGGTAGCTGGAATGGATTGGATTAACTATGGAGATGGAGAGTATAAAAATTTATATCCTTCTTTTTTAATTGATTTATATAACTCCTCAGCTACTCATAGAGCTATAGTAGATGCTGCTAGTAGCTATATAGCTGGTAAAGGTATTTTAATAGAAGATAATAGTAATGTAGAGGCTGCTAGTAAGTTAAATATGCTATTAAAGAATATTAATAGTAAAGAAACTATAGAGGGCTTATTAGCTAAGGTAGGTAAAGACTTATATTTACAGGGAGCTTTTTGCTTAAATATTATTTATACGAGAGATAAGACTGGTATAGCTAGTATTACTCATATACCTACTGAGAAGGTAAGAGCTGGAGTACCTAATGATAATGGTATAGTAGATACTTACTGGATTAGCTCTGATTGGGCTAATTATCGTAAAAAAGAGAGTACTCCTAAGCCTGTAGCAGCTTTTAATCCTAATGATAGGACTGATACTAATCAGATTTTATATGTAAAAGACTATACTCCTGGATTAGATATTTATGGAGCTCCTTCATATAGTGCTAGTACTGGCTGGATATTAACTGATACTTTAATTTCTGAGTATCATTATAATAATATAGCTACAGGATTTTCTCCTACTACCTGGATTAATTTTAATGATGGGCAGCCTACAGAGGAAGAGCAGATGCATATAGAGAGAAGTATAGAGAAGAAAATGACTGGAGTAGGAGGTAAAAAGATGATATTAACTTTTACTGATGAGGGTACTAATATACCAGAGATACAAACTTTAGCCTTATCAGATGCAGCTGAGCAGTATCAGACTTTAAATACTCTAGTTATCCAAAATTTAATGATAGGGCATAGAGTAGTATCTCCTTCTTTAATGGGTGTAAAAACAGAAGGGCAGTTAGGAGGTAAAAATGAGCTTTTAGAGGCTTATGAGTTATATAGCAGGAGTGTAATACAGCCTTACCAGGACTTAATAGTTAAGGCTTTATCTAAAGTATTCTCAGTAGCTGGAATTAATGTACCTTTTAGTATTAAAGATGTAGCTCCTTTTGCTAATAAATTTGGAGTAGATACTCTTAAAGAAGTTTTAACTAAAGATGAGTTAAGAGCAGAGCTAGGATTAGAGCCTTTAGAGGCATCTGAGGAGGTTATAGAGGAGGCTAATACTAATATGAGTAAGCAGTTATCAGTAGAGGAGATAGAGGCTCTGCTAGAGGGTTTAGGAGAGGCTGAGGAGGATTTATTAGAGGATTATGAAGAGCTATCTGTAGAAGATACTGATGATGAGAATGAAAATACTGACTATGAGGCTATGCTTAATGATGGTAGGATAGATTTAGCTACTACTGGCTCAGCTTATCCTAATCGTAAAAGTGAGCAAGATGGCACTAATAAAAAAGGAGAGCTATTTAGAGTAAGATATGTATATACTGGTAGTAGCAACCCAGAGAGAGCTTTTTGCCAGGCTATGATGAGAGCTGGTAAAGTATATAGGAAGGAGGATATTTTAGCTATGGAGGGAGCTGGTGTTAATCCTGGCTGGGGTAAAGGAGGTGCTGATAACTACTCTATATGGAAATTTAAAGGAGGAGGTAATTGTAAGCATAAATGGTATAGGAAGATTTACCTACAAAAAGGTAAGAGAGCTATTAATGATGATGAGGTATTAACTACTACAGGAGCTAGAGGAATGGGCTTTAAGCCAGAGGCTAATGAGCAACAGGTACCAGTAGCTCCTAATGATATGCCTAATAAAGGATTTATAAACAAATAAAAAGACATGGCAGAAGTATTATTTATATCAGAAGAAAAATTGAAGAGCTATGTAATAGCTGGTAATGTAGATGCAGAGCACTTATTAGCTCACTTAAAAGATGCTCAGAGAATTTATATAGAGAGTGCTTTAGGTACTGATTTATATGCTAAATTACAAGCAGATATTATAGCTAGTACTCTTACTGGAGTATATAAAACTCTAGTAGATGATTATTTGCAAGATGTACTAGTACACTATGCTACTCTACAGGCTATACCTCACTTAGCTTATAAGATTGAGAATGGTAATATATACTCTAAAACTTCTGAGAGTGGTACTGCCTTATCAGTAGATGAGTTAGCTGATTTAAAGGATAGTATTAAAAATACTGCTGAATGGTATAGAGCTAGGCTAGTTAGTTTCTTATGTAATAATAATGCAGACTACCCAGAATATAGTACTTCAAGTGGAGCTGATGTTAAGCCTTCTAAAAGTACTTACACAAATAATATGAATTTATTTTAGTGAGAAAAAGATATAAAAAAGTTAAAAATGAGGTTAAGTTAAAAACCTTTTTAAAATTGAATAATGGAGATGCCCTTAAAAAAAACAATACAAGAAATAGGAGAAGTAGCAGCTGTAAATAGTGCTACATTTGCTATAACTTATACAAACTTAGAGGCTGGATTAAAGCTTTTATTATTGTTAATATCTATAATTTTTACTATAGATAAATGGCACTCTCATAGAAAAAGAAATAACAAAAACAAGTAAAAAGCAAACTTTATTTTTTTATATCTAGTAAATGAATATCTTTTTATTTTGATACTAGTACACTAGAAAAGGGTAAAAGTCGCTTAGAAGTGCTTAAAATAGCTTTAAAATGGATTTAAAATACTTTACTTTAGATGAATTTGATAGCCCAGATGAGGCTGGTAGTGGTGCTAAAATGTGCTGTAAATTCTTAAAAAAATTGGATAAAATTAGGGCAGATTTTGGCAGCCCTTTGCGTGTAAATTCTGGCTACAGAAGTAAGGCTCATAATTTAAAAGTAGGAGGTAGAGTAGGCTCTGCTCATACTAAAGGATTAGCAGCAGATTTACACTGTAATAACTCAGCTGATAGGACTTTACTATTAAAAGCTATTTATAAAAATGGAATAAAAAGAGTAGGGATAGGTAATACTTTTATACATATAGATATTGATAATAATAAGCCAACAGCTTGTTGGCTATATAACTAAAATTAAATAAAATGGATTTTATACTACAAAACTGGGCAGAGCTTTTATTAGCCTTAATGTTATTAGCTAAAACTTTAGTAAGATTAACTCCTGGAGTTAAAGATGATGCTATTTTTGCTTATATTGATAAATTAGTAGAGGCTATAGTGCCAGAGAATGAATAAGCTACTACCTATAAAAGAGATAGCTAAGGCTTTAGGCTCTATACCTGGAGTATTTAAGCATACTGCTACTGGTAAATTTAGTGCTAGAAGGAGTGTATCTGGGGTACTTGTAATAGCAGCTACTGCTAATATGACTACTACTGGAGATATATCTACTAATGCTCTTATATTAAGCTTTATAGCAGTACTACCTCTTATAGCTCTATCCTTTAACAAAGGAAAATAAAAACTTGTTAATTTTCGTTAATAACTAGCACTATTTTATATAGTGTATCTTACTATATTTGCACTATGAGAAATAAACAATATAGACTTACACCAGAGGAGGCAGCTTTAATTAAAAGAAATAGAGAAAACCATGAGAGGAGGGTTTTAGTGATACCAGATTTACATGCTCCTTTTATAGAGCCTGGCTTTTTTGAGTTTTGCAAGAGTATCTACAAAAAATATAATTGTAATGCTGTACACTTTACTGGGGATTTATTAGATAATAGTTTTAGCTCGTTTCATGAAATAAGCCCAGATGGTAAAAGTGCTGGAGATGAGCTGGCTATGGCTATAGAGCAAATTAAACCTTTTTGGAGGGAGTGGAAGGTAGCTACTATATGTATAGGTAACCATGATGCTATAATAAGTAGAAAATTAGTAGCCTCTGGGTTATCTCAAAAATGGCTAAAAGATTTTAATGATGTATTAGGTACTCCTGGCTGGATTTGGGCAGATAGTTTTGATATAGATGGAGTAAAGTATATACATGGTACTGGTAGTAGTGGTAGGAATGGAGCTATAAATAGAGCTATTAATTGGAATACTAAAATTTGTCAGGGACATATACATACTGAGAGTTCAATTATATATCATGCAAACAAAGATAGCCTTTTATGGAGTATGCAGCTAGGTGCTGCTTTTGATAGTAATAGCTATGCTGCTAACTATGCTAAGAATTTTACTAAAAAGCCTATAGTAGCAGTAGGAGTTATCCTGGATAATGGTAATCTACCTATTTTAG